ACGGTATGATCCCGAGACTTTTCTCAGGTATCATGTCAGAGATTTTCAATCCATATACTGGGTATCTTAAAGATAGTCCTAGCGTTTCGGCTGTAAAGTCGATGCGCCAGATTTTGCTATTCTTTAAGAAACTTCCGCTCGCAGCAAAGTCGGATGAAAAACTCGACTTTAAAGCAAGAGAGAAGTTCTGGAGTACAGATCGTAAGATTCGGGAGTTTCGCACTCCTGACCGAATGATCTCACACTTCAGGTGGGTTTGTCAGTTCATCCTTCCAACTCTCGAAGAGAGCGAGAACGATTTTTCTTTCAAACACGGCCCGGGTGCTGTCACTGAAGGTTACCTACCTAACCGTAAATGGATAGGCATCTACCAAGAGTTGCTTAACGGCGACTTTTGTTTAGATGGACTCGGCTTAGACATGTTCGCCCTCGATGAGAGGATCACGGCATTGTCGAGTATAGGTACGGAGGCAGCTGCTTCGCGAGGCGTTGCTAAGTTGATCACTGTAGTGAAGAATTCGACTTCTCGTCGAACTATCACTAGTGAACCTGTTGTTCGTCAGTTCGTGCAACAGGGGTTGAATACGAGACTCAGAGATTGCATCAATGAGTGCCCTATTCTTTCCAATTCACTTAGCCTCACCGACCAGAGCTTGAATCAGAAACTTGCTCTGGAAGGATCTCGTACAGGCGATTCTGCACGCTGGATTTGTCGTCAGCTAGTGATCTCTTAAGCTTAACAGCCGTCGAGAATGCTTTCTGGCGTCATCCGTCATTTACTGATAAAATGATGCGCGCGCGTTCCCAATGCGTTCGTGATAAGAAAATCACGAATGTCTTGGAGAAATTTGCCGGTATGGGAAATGCCCTAACTTTTCCTGTACAGTCTGTGGTCTTCGCAATGCTATGCATTGCGGCGATCACTTCTGATGAGAAGGCCAGGCCTTCTTATAGGAGAGTAGTGCACGCCTCTCGATCTGTTCGTGTTTACGGTGATGATATCATCGTACCTACGAGCAGATATCGCCAGGTAGTCGACTGGT